GCTCAAAAACTGTTAAAAATTGCAAAATTTCGCCAGATTATGAGCGAATCGGCGAATCAGTAGTAGAGAATTCACAAAATATAACTGAAACCGAATATAAGTCGGGAAAAATGACTTGTGATTTTTAATATAAATAGTATAAAAAGGAAATAACATGGAATATTGCAAAAATTGTGGGCATGAGTGTCATTGTGGAAGTCCATGTATGAGAAATCATACAGATGGCGATGGAAAACAAGTTACGATTGAATGTTGTAAACAATGTAGATGTGATACGCCAATTAACAAGTAGGTTTTATGGCAAAAATGAGATTATTTAAGTTTTGGAATGCAGATGGTGATGAAAAAGAAAAAGAAGCAATAAGTTTAAAGAAAGCCACCAAGTCAGTACAAGGTGATTTTAAAGACAAGATGATAAGTGTCGAGTATATTAGTAAAAAAGGCAAAGAGATGTGTCATTCTATTATTATACCGATAGGTAGAAAGTTAAGACAATCAATTTTACAAGAAAAAAGAAGAGAGGCCTTAAAAGCTAAAAATGCCAGCCGTTAGTAGAAAAGGTGATAGTTTATCTACTGGTCATATTTGTGCCAGTACGACAACTTTAGATACACCAGGACAAGGTACATGTTTTGCAAACAGTATATTGATTGCAAGAGTGGGTGACCCTACTGTATCACACCCTTTTCCGCCAGCACCACCTTGTGCGCCTCATGTAGCCAATGTAAATGCAGGTTCTCCAAATGTATTTGTAGAGGGATTAGCAGTTGCAAGAATTGGCGATAGTACAGACGCTGGTGCTATGACTACTGGTTCTGGTAATGTTTTTTCAAACGGTTAGAAAAACCTTATAAATATCCGTATGGCAGTCTATGATTCACAAACACAAAGTAAAAGTACAAGAAACTCCAGACGATTTAGAGATATTGACTTAGACTTTAATAGAAACACAGTTACAAATGATGTAAATGTTGTTGAAGACATTATAGCAATTAAAAGGTCTGTACGAAACTTAGTACAATCAAATTTTTATGAGAGACCTTTTCATCCTGAATTAGGTTGTGGTGTTAGAGGATTACTATTTGAGAATTTTACACCATTAACTGTAATTTATATGAAAAGAAAAATTGAAGAAGTATTAGTAAATTACGAACCAAGAATATCATTAACATCTGTCAATGTTGATGATGACCAAGACGGCAATAGATTAGTTGTGGATATTCACTTTAGAATAATTGGTGTTGAAGGACCTCAATCAGTATCCACTTTTTTACAAAGAATTAGGTAATAGATGTCAAACAAATTAGTAGTATCAGATTTCGATTTTGATTTAATAAAAAATAATTTAAAAAATTTTTTACAAGGTCAATCACAATTTCAAGATTATGACTTTGAAGGTAGTTCACTTTCTATCCTTTTAGATGTTTTATCTTATAACACACATTACATGTCATACTTAGCTAATATGGCAACAAATGAATTATATCTTGATAGTGCTGATATAAGAAATAATATTGTATCATTAGCAAAGATGATTGGTTACACACCGTCATCACCTAGAGCACCTATGGCGTCTATTGATGTTATTTTAAATAATGCAACAGGCACAAGTGTGACTATGAACAAAGGTACAATTTTTACAACTACTGTAAACGAAATTGCTTATCAGTACATAACAAACTCAGATGTTACTATAACACCGTCAGCTGGTATTTACAAATTCAATAGTTTACCTGTTTACGAAGGCACATTAGTAACATTTAAATATACAGTCGATATTACAGATGTTGACCAAAAATTTATTATACCGACTACAAACGCTGATACAACTACATTATTGGTAAAAGTTCAAAATAGTTCAAGTGATACTACAACAGAAACATATTCATTAGCTGGTGGTTATAATAATGTAACATCTACATCTAAAGTTTACTTTATTCAAGAAGGAACGGACGGAAGATATGAAATTTATTTTGGTGACGGTGTAAATGGAAAATCAGTCGCTGATGGTAACATTGTAATATTAGAATACATAGTTACAAATATAACCGAATCAAACGGCGCAAATTCATTTAGTTTATCTGGTAATATAGGTGGGTTTACAAATGTTACAATTTCTACAGTATCGTCTTCACAAGGCGGAGCATTTGGTGAATCAAACGAATCAATTAGATTAAATGCACCATTACAGTACGCAGCTCAAGATAGAGCAGTAACAACTACAGACTACGAAACTTTGGTGCAATCAATTTATCCAAATGCGTTATCTGTAAGTGCATGGGGTGGAGAAGATGATGAAACGCCGAGATATGGTATTGTAAAGATTGGTATTAAAGCTGCTTCAGGTTCAACACTTACAGAAACCACTAAACAAGACATTGTAAATAAATTAAAACCATATAATGTGGCTTCAGTATCTCCTCAAATTGTGGATCCTGAAACAACTTCGGTATTATTAACATCAACTGTTAAATATAATACATCAACAACAACAAAGTCAAGTGATACTTTGAAATCAGAAATTATTACAGCTATTACAAATTACAATACAAATACATTACAAAAATTTGATTCAATATATCGACACTCAAAATTGACAGGATTGATTGATAGTGTAGATACAAGTATTTTATCTAATATTACAAATGTAAAAATTAGAAAATCTTTTACTCCATCTTTAGCGTCATCACAAAAATATAATATTTACTTTAGAAATGCTGTATTTAATCCACACACAGGACACAATATGGCAGCTGGTGGTATTTTATCTTCAACAGGATTTAAAGTAACTGGAAGTGACTTAGAACAATTTTTAGATGATGATGGTTCAGGTAATGTGAGAAGATATTATCTTGCTTCAGGTATTAGAACATACTCAAATGAAACACAAGGTACAATTAATTATTCTAACGGAGAAATTACATTGAATTCTTTAAATGTTGCTTCTATTTCTAATATTAGAGGTGCAACTTCAACAGTTGTAGAGTTAACTGTTACACCTGATTCAAATGATATTGTTCCTGTAAGAGACCAAATTGTAGAATTAGATGTAGCTAACTCAGGTATTACAGTTACAGCAGACACATTTGTAGGAGGCTCAGCTGATGCTGGTGTAGGCTACACAACAACATCAAGTTATTAATGACAAATGGCAAAATTTAATGATAAAATTTCAACAATACTTAACAGCCAACTTCCAGAATTTGTCGTTGCTGACCACCCTAAGTTTGCCGATTTTCTTAAAGTATATTATCAACTTTTAGAATCAGCAGAATTATCCATAGACACGATTGAGGGTACAGATGGTATTCTACTTCAATCAGAAACAGGTCAAACAAATAATTTAGTTTTAAACTCTAGTCGAAAAGATACGGCTAGAACATTACTAGACGCCGGTGATAAAATACTTTTAGAAGAATCTACTTACGGTAAATTTACTAGAGGTGAAGTAGTTACAGGTCAAACATCAAAAGCAACAGCAACAGTTTTAGTCGAAGACATTGCAAACAATAGATTAATCATATCAGCACAAGATAAATTTATTGATACTGAGGTTATTGTTGGTGCAAGTTCAGGCGCTCAAGCAAACATAACAAATTATAGACCAAATCCTGTAAATAACATTACAGACTTAATTAACTTTAGGGATCCTGACAAAGTTATAAATCATTTCTTAACTCAAATGAGAGATGAGTTTTTAGCAACATTACCAGAAAATTTAGCTGCTAATGTTGATAGAAGAAAACTAATTAAGAATATCAAATCACTTTATAGGTCAAAAGGTTCAGTTCGTGGCCACGAAATGTTTTTTAGAATATTGTTTGGTGAAACTTCAGAAACAATATATCCTAGAGAACAAATGCTTAAAGCTTCAGATGGTCAATTTGATTCATTAAAAGTTTTAAGAGTTATTGCTTCAGTAGGTAACGCAACTTTATTAATTGGCCGTACAATTACAGGTCAAACTTCAAACGCAACTGCTATCGTAGAAAATACATCTACTTTTCAAATTGGTGCGTCAACTGTTACACAATTAATTTTAAATGCAGATAGTATTCAAGGAACATTTACAGTAGGAGAAGAAGTACAAGGTACAACTAATGACACAGATGATTACTTTATTAAAGCAAATGTTACAGGTATACCTGGTACAAAAAATATTACAAATGATGGTTCATTAAACAAAACTACCGACACAATAACATTGACTGCCGGTGGCGAGGGTGCATTATTTCAAATTGAAGATATAGGACCAGGAAAAGTTACAGAGATTGTAATAGACAATAAAGGTACTGGTTATGAAGTAGGTGACGCATTGACTTTTGTAAACACAGGAACAAGTGGTAACAATGCAGCTGGATTTGTTAAAGTTGTAAACGGTGGTATTGCAGACCAAAACGGAAGCACGGCAGCGGCTACAGGTGTTGAAGATAGAATTGTTTTAGAAGATGAAACTACAAGAGGTGACGCATATGAGGGTAAAGTCCTCATGCAAGAAAAATTTACTGACTTACAAACTATTGAGGAAATATTTTTAACAAACGGTGGTGGACAATATACATCATTACCTACAGTTACAGTTACATCATCATCAGGCTCAAGTGCAATCGTAAAAGCATATGGTGATGAGATAGGTAAAATTGTTAAATTAAAAACCGTTTCATTAGGTAGAAGTTACGAAGAATCACCTACACCTCCGGTTTTAGGTTTCTTTAACAACATGATTGTAACAAGTATTTTAGGTTCATTCGTAAGTAACACTACAGTTTCAG